GCCGATGGTATTGTGGTTGACGATGATGCCGTCCCGCCAACCGCTTCTAGATTTTCTTTCGTGAATTCGCAACCATACGCGCGCAAAATAGAACGCGGATATTCGTCACAGGCTCCAGATGGAGTCTATCAAGTGGTGGCTACGTTGGCGGCTGCGAGATTCGGCAACATAGCCAATATCAGTTTCGGCTACGAGACACCGCAGTTCGGTGCTATTGAATCTTGGGCGTCAAGTCCTGCGGGCGCGGCGTGGGCGAAACGTAAGCGACGCGGCAGACCTGATCGTCACGCCGAGTGGCTACGGCGCCAGCCTGCGGTCATCATAGCGCTTTAGGTGGGATCTTATGATCGGCTATGTCTATATCGCAACGTCCAGAACTTCCGGCAAAACTTACGTTGGGATTACCGTTCGGTGCGCCGAAAAAAGATGGAGCGAGCACGTAGCTAACGCGCAAAGAGGACGTCCTAGCCGGGCTATTGAAAGAGCGATAGCGAAATACGGTGCCGCAGATTTTGATATTTCGATTCTTGAGCGATGCATTTCTAGACATGATCTGGTTGCTGCCGAAATCAAATGGATAGCGGCCACAGAATCTTTCGGTCCTACCGGATACAATATGACCAAAGGTGGTGACGGGCAGGCTGGTGCTATCGTCAGCGCTGAGACAAGAGCAAAGCAATCAGCCACGAGGACTGGCCGCAAGTTAACCGCCGAACATAGAAAAAATGTTGGGTTAGGGCATCTCGGTCTTAAGAAAAGTGATGCCACGAGGGCGAAGCTCAGCGCATCGCTGATGGGCCGAATAATGTCGCCAGAGTCAATCCGAAAGATGATCATATCAAAGACTGGATCCAAGCTTCCAGAAGCGGCGAAGGCCGCAATAAGTCGCCCTGTGATCATTGATGGCGTTCAATATCGAGGTGTTGGTGCCGCCGCTGCCGCTCTAGGTATTCAGGTATCAACGATAAATCACAGAATCGAGCGCGGTGAACCAGGTTATGTAGCACTCAAACCGCTTGTTCGCAGACCTAAGAAGTCACAAGCCGAGGTCGAGATGATGCGGTTACGAAATGCGAAGGCCGTGGTTGTCGATGGTAATAGTTATCCGTCGATCACCGCCGCAGCGGTTGCGCTTGGAATAACGCGGCCTGGGGTCGCATACCGCATCAAGATTGCTAGGCAGAATTACGGTTTGGTTTAGGATTCGATATGCCATCAGCCGCAGTCGAAGCCGCATTCCGCGATCATCTGGCGGCGAACTGGAATACCGCCAACGGCGTGATCCTCGGCGTCAACGAAGTGTTCGAACCACCCAGCGATGGCTCGCCGTTTCTCTTGATCCAGTATCCAATTTCAAACGCGAAGCGAACAGCGCTGACGCGGCATCGTTTTGAAGAGGGCGCTGCGCGTATCATCCTCAATGCGCCAACCGGCGGCGGCCTGCCGATCTGGCTGGCGCTGGCCGACACAATTGCTGCGGCGTTCCGTGGCGACAAACTGATCTTCGATGGCGTCGAGGTGTTTGAGCCTTCGCCACCCATCGTCAATGACAACAACGATGACGGCAATTACTTCGAGTTGGCGGTGATAGTCCCATATAGATTCCAGTTCAATGTCGCTGGCGCGGATAGTCCGTAAGTCGACACAACCCTCAACAATTCGAATCCACCCATCCTGACGGGCAAGGCCCATCCGTCGGGTCACTCACTATGGCTGCTTAGGGCAAGCGGCTTCCTCAGGCGTCTCATGATGAGCGCCGCCAAAATTTAGGAGAAAGACATGGCTGGCGATGTCGTAACCGCCTCAGGCACGCGGGTATTCATCGGTGTTCAGGTTGCATCTACAGTAGACACCATCGCCGAGTTTCAGGCGACATCGGTATGGACCGAAATCGGTCTGGTGGAGTCGGTTGGTCAGTACGGCGATCAGGCCAACTCGGTCAAATTCGAAGCGCTCGGCGATGGCCGGGTGCGTAAGTCAAAGGGCGCGCGTGACGCCGGCACCTTGGCCATTGTCTGCGGTCACGATCCCACCGACGTTGGGCAAGCCGCATTGATCGCGGCGGAAGCCACCAATCTCAACTACTCGTTCAAGGTGATCTTGCCGGATGCTCCGGTCGGATACAGCGACACTATCCAGTATTTCCGCGGGCTGGTGATGGGTAAGCAACTCAACGTGGGCAATAACGAAAATATCATTAGGAATAATTTCTCAGTGGAAATTAACTCTGAGATCTTCGAAGAGACCGCGTCCTCGACGTAAGTCTGATGAGTGGATTGTTTACCGGGCGGCATATTCCATGCCGTCCGGATTTTTTATCCGTAAGGGAGTCTACATGAAAATCAGTGAACTGGAAGTCGATCCGAAACTCATCGAAGAAGGCAAGTGGGTTTCCCATATCCCGGAACTGACCGGCGTCAGATTGAAGGTGCGCGGTGCCAACAACAAGGACTGGCGGAAATTCGCGCAGCGACTGGTCAACGCGGTGCCACGCAAAAAGCGCGTCAACGGCAATCTGGATCCGGACGAGGCTGATCGGGTCTCGGCATTGATCCTGCTGCACACCGGACTTTTGGACTGGGAAGGCATCGAGGCCGATGACGGCACGGCCATTCCCTATGACAAGCAGAAGGCCGCGCAATATCTGGCAGGCGAACGCTTCCGCGTCGGCGTGCAATTCGCCTGCGATCAAGTGGCGCAAGGCATTGAGCAGGAGGTCGAGGACATCGCGGGAAACTGATTGCGGCGCTGGAGTGGAACGCCATTTACGGGATTCATCTTCCGGCTTGGAATCGCCGCTTCGAGCGAGGCGACAACGATATTCCAAGCCAGTTCTATGAGCGTCCCGAACTGGACTCCACCGCCGCATTCTATCTGATGGCGTGGAGCGATCTTTCGACAGAGCGCCCTGTCATTGCCACCATGGCAGGCGTTACCAACGGCATTATCCCACGCTCAAAGATCAAAGATTATGCTGAGCGAGATCTCGGATTGATCGGCGAGGAAGTCGAGTTTTTCATTTCCGTCATCCGCATCATAGAAAACAGACCTACGGCAACCCAGCCCGATCCAGCCATGACCGATCAGGTGGCGGCTGGCGATGCCGAAGGTGTCAAGCGCATCCTGGCCGATCAAGCCAAGAAACGTCCCGAGAAGCCATCGAAGAAACCAAGAGTGAGACATCCCCGGCCGTGAAAGAATCCGATCTCGTCGCCACGATGACCGTCCACTACACCTCCGACGGCGTGGGCGATGTCGTGTCTGGCGCCAACACGGTGGCGGCAGCACAGGACAAGGTGGCGGCATCAGCGAAAGCGCTGGCGTCAGCCACCGAGGATTCGGCGAAGCGCCAAGTTTCAGCAGCAGCAGCGTTTGATCAGATGTCGGCGCGGATGAATCCAGCTATCCGCGCGATGGCCGATCTGCAGAAGAACATCACCGCCTACGGCAATGCGCTGGCGCAGAATTCGTCGATCACGGATCGTGCTGGGGCTGGGTTGGATACCTACAAGGCCAAGATCGACGCGCAACGAACCGCAGTCGAGGCTCTAATCCGGCAACAAGAAATCTTGGCGAGTCAACAGCGCGCGTCTGTCGCCATTCCAGTGAATTCGCAGGATGCCATCAACAAAAGTTTCGGCATCAACCAAGTGGCGCCGCCGAGTTCGGCGCAAGCTTCTGCCGGCGCGTTCTTTAGCCAGGCCGACATCCTGACTCAGGTCAAGGCGACCGAAGAAATGACGGCGGCGGTCACCCAATTGCGCACCGCGATGAATCCGTTGCAGGCCGAGCAGAGCGCGCTCGGTGCCCAATCGGCGGTCTACAATGCGGCGCTGAAGTCCGGTGCCATCACGGCGCAGGAATACGCCGCAGCGCAACAAAAACTCGGTGCGACCTTCGCCGCCACCGCCGCGCAATTCGATCCGGCGACGGCCGCTCAGACCGCGATGGCCGCCTCTGCCACCAAGCTGATCGCTTCGCTCGATCCGCTGGCGACCGAGCAGGCGCGCTTGATTGCCCAAGGCAACAGTTACACGGCGATGTTAGAGACTGGCCTGTTGACTCAGGATCAGTACACGGCGGCTATGCAGCAAAACACCGCAGCCACCATCGCGAATGAGGCAGCAAGGCGGGCGCAGTCCAACGCGACGACCAATCCGGCAGCGGTGACGGGCAATATAAACGGCACGCCCATCAGCCTGAACCAGATTACGGGCTCTCAGCTTAGCAACGTCAATACCAGCACATACGCCGCCCAATTCGAGGCTGCGGCCAAAGCCCAAGACGACATGATGGCGTCGCTGGCGCGCTTGA